CAGCGCTTGTTGCCTCAAGGCCGGAGGCCGAAACAACAGCTCCAGCATCTATGGAAACGTTTCCGGCCTGCGCGGTTGCCTCTGCGCCAGTAACAGAAACGACAGCGCCCGCCGAAACGGTGGCTGAGCCAAGACCTATAGATGCTGATGTGCCGGTCGGAATGACCAGTGCGTTAGCCGTGATGCTAACGGTGCCTGCCTCTGCGGTTGCTTCAACCCCAGACGGCGCGACTGTTGCGCCAGCGGACACCGATACCGTTCCGACTGACGTTGTGGATTCGTTCCCGGTTACATTTACATTTGCATCGGCTAGGACTATTACCGTCCCAACAGCGCTCGCTGCCTCAAGGCCAGACGGCGATACGTTCGCCTGACCAGAGACGCTTACGGTGCCTACCGAGGCGGTTACCTCTTGGCCCGTGACGGAGACCGGGAACGCCTCCCCCCACGGACCTTCGCCCCAGCCTGCTCGCCCCCAGCCGGTGTTTAGGGCCACCTACTTAGGCAATACGAATGATTGCGTTAGAGGCGTCAGCAGCCGGGAACTGGATCGTGAAATCGCCTGCAGTAGACGTTTGGTCAGAGCCAAAGTCCAGCACCACAACAGACTTATTCGAATCCGTGCTGTTGTAGATCAGGGCGCCACGAGCCGTGATGGTTGCTGAGGACCACGTCGTGTCCGCAAAGTCCGTGAAGGCGGTCGTCCCGGAGCTGGTCGGCGTCACGTTGGTAAGCGTGTTCCCGCCAGTCGTGTAGCCGGTGCCGCTGACTTCGTTCGTTACGGTGAACGCCGTCGTCGATGCGCCAAGAGTTGCCGAGCTGGTGTACAGCGCAATCTTGAACGTGTCGCCAGTCGCATTCGTAAAGTCGTGCGTAGCCGTCAAAAGCTCTTGTTTAAACGACGTACACACTGCTTGGGTAATCGCCATGGTAGATCTCCTTTATATCTTGCTGATGATATCGGCGATGTCGTTATGACCCTGCTCCCGCAGTTTAGAGGCTAGGGTCGCCTTTTCGCTTTTGATGGCTTGCTTAATGTAAAACTCTGTCGTCAATCGAACCTTCTCTTTAAAGGCATGCGCCTGATCCTTGATCGGCTGCGGCGCCTCGTTGCTCACAGAGACAATGTGGTTAGTGGCTCTGTCTGCCCAGTACTCAGGGCCAAAGCCACCGTTGTCCTTTGTCTTGACCTGCACTGCAACGTTCTTGGTAACGATCTCAAACATAATTATCTAACGGTACGAACCGCTCCCGCCCGGTAGCTGTCAGTCGTATTATAACCCTCTCCGAGAGAGGTTAGGTTCTGCATGGCTTCCTTGTACTTAGTTTCGTACAAGGCCATAAGATCCTGTTCGCCCTTCAAGTAACCATAAGCTTCCGTCAGGCACGCATATAGCAAAGCATGTTCAGCATTAGTGCCAAGCCAGCTCGTTCCCGCATCAACGATGGATGCTGGGCGATGGAAGTAATGGATCTCTGCGGTGTAATTAGCATCTGGGGTCGGCCCAAGAATAAAAGTATTGTCGTCGAAGATTGCGTAATACCGAGGCGCTCCCGTTGCCGTCGGGTCAGGGAACGCTTCGCGGATAAAGTTTACGTCCTTGTAGAGCAGGTACTCATAGCTTCCGCTGTTCTGGATGGCCAAAGAGTAAACAGCAAGGAAGTCTGACGGAGCTTCTAAGTACTGAAGATCCGAGGTCATGGACCCCGTGCTGTTCTTACGAAAATCAGGAAGCTGTACGGTCTTGAGGATCCGGTCCTCAGCCTGCTTGATGATGGTATCGAGATCCGCAACAAACTCCGTATCCGAGTCTTTCAGATACGTCTGGATCGTGCTTTTCAATGTCGCAAGCGTAAACGCCATCAGCTGATACTCACTGTTACGTACCCAACCATGGATTGCATCGGGGCCGCGAAGGTTTGATACGTCACGCTAAGGGCCCGGCTTGCCTCTTCAGACGGGTCCGGCCTTGGGTTCTGGAGAGGCCGAGGGTCATCTATCCGGATCTCGCCCACCCACAGCTGCGGCTGATCAATATCGTTGCACTCAGGACAGACATAAACGTCCGTAGGCATGCGATTCTGAATCTGGTTAGCCAGCTCATGAAGCGGATAGCGAAACCCGCATCGGTCGCAAAACCCAAAAGCATGCTTGCCCTGTGCGTACGTCATCGGACCTTATACATCCGAGGCACAAGCTTGAGGTCCGTTTTCACGCGATCCTCATCAAGCGCATTCTGAAGCTCTTCGTCATAGATGGCCTTGAGCGCCGTAAGACGCGGGCCAATCTCTGGACGCTTCATGGCAAGATGATAAGCCAGCCCAGCAACCAACGCAGGAATGAACCGAGCCGGTACATCAATTGTGTTCGCGCCACTGTTGCCCACGTCCTGAATGCGCCGCATGCGCCAGTAAGCAACCGTATATGTCTCCGAGCTGTCTGGGATCGGCCAAAGCGTGAACTGCGGAGTGATTTGCCGATCAATGTAAATCTGTACCGGGCGCCCCTGATCAAGCTTGTTTGGAACCTGCGCATATGCCGCAAAAGAGATCCGCTCAAGCCGCGTGTCTTGCTGATTGCTTGTGGCTGCATTAGTTCTGAGCTGATGCTCCATCAGGTCAATCGTGTCTGCCGGAAGCGTATAGGTGGCCGTCCCGGGGGTCAGAACCTGAGACCCTTCCTCAATCATCCACAGGTGGATCCCGCGATTGGCCCACTCAAGCGCAAGCAGGTTCATCGACCTCCGGGCAGTCCGGAAGTCGTAACCTGATCTCAGTTCAAGCCCGGCCCTCTCAAATGCCTCTTCGGCAATCTCAAGGAAGTCCGGGTTGAACGTAGCGGTGCCGCTAGTAGCCACTTACTTCTTCTTAGCCTTGGTCTTGCCGCGCATGGCGCAACCATCCGTGGAATAGGTCTTGCCGCCCATCCGCATTTTCTTGGGCTTCTTGGCTTTGGTCTTTCCGCCATAAGCCATCATTTCTTTACCCATATTGGCGCGATTCATAGGACCTCCGGTCTCAATGGATACAACAATGCGTCCCTCTTCGTCTTGCTCAAGGGCGTCCTTATCAGGCTCATCCGTCAACATGCGAAGCGCAGGGCTAAGCGCTCGTAGCCCACGGGTCATCGGGGTGCTTTCCCCTGTCAGCATCGCGTAGGCCGGGCTAATGTTTTGAAGCAGCTTCTTACCGTCCATGATGACTCCTTAGCACATCCGTCCTTTGGTAAAGCCTCGCATGGCTGCACCGTCAATTTTACCACCCGAAGCCATCTTCTTGGTGGCGTTGGCTTCAGAGAGAGCGATAGCCACGGCTTGGTCCCGTTCTTTGACCTTAGCGCCCGAGCCAGACTTAAGCTCTCCGCGCTTGAACTCGCCCATCACCTTCTCGACTTTCTTTTCTTGCTTCTTGCTGAGCTTAGCCATTTAGCAATCCCACGCCCTACGGCTCCAGTAGTTTGCCGAGAACTTATCCTGCGTACCCTTAATCCCGCCGGAGCGGGCGCAGTACGACTTCTTGCGAGCAGGCCGATCCTTCTTGATCGACATGTTCGCATCGCCAAAACGAACGAGCTTTACCTCGTCACCCTTCTTTGCAAGCACGGCAAACTTCTTGTTGCCGGACTTGCTGGTCTTTGGCTTGTTGAAGCCCGAGAAGGTCTCGCCCCGATAGGTGATCTTCCCGCCTTCCCTCTTGATGTCGCTAGCCTTGGGCATCTTACTTCCTATACTTGGCTGTCTTCTTAGCGATCTTCTTCGGCTGACGTGAGAACTGTTTGCCAGCCTTTGTGTCCTTTCGCTTCTTGGCAGAGGTCGCTGCATATTCTTTGCTGGATAGCGCGTCCCTTGCTTTCTTCGGCAAGTACCTTTCGCCAGCAGCCTTGGATCCCTGAGTGGAGGGCTTCCCAGACTTTGTGCCCCACTTTTCTTTCGTCCACTTCTTGAGGCTCTTCTGCGACTTTTTAAGCGCCATCAGTCTCGGTACCCGCCGCCCTGTGCCTTGTATTCTTTGGCAAGCATTTGGGCTTTGCGAGCCGACCACTGTCCCGGCTTTCCGCCCTTCCCGCCGGATTTGATCTTCTCAAAGAGACGCTTGCGAAGAGACGGCTTGGTGTAGTTGCCAGCTTCGTTTACCCGGCTCTTAGTCTTCTTTTCTGGCTTCTTCGCTGCTGGCATCAGAGTGGCCCATCTTCTGCTATGTTCATTGTTAGCCGTTAAGTATGTAAACAACATCAAAAGCAGCCGCGATGGCGATATCTGCACCCGCGCTATCCCCGATGCAACGCATCTCAAGGTCTGTCTTCTCCTCAAACCTCAAGGGGAAAGTGTAAACCTGACTGTGTCCAGATTCGGATTTAGCAAACTTGTCCTTAACCTGA